CTTATCGAAAATCTTCTTACCAAACTTGAATAAGAAAACCTTACCGTTGTTTTCAGGATTTGCTTGGTCTTGAACAACGTAAATGTTACAAACGTAATTAAGTTTACGCTTCTGAGCGCGAGCTTGCTTACGAGTTGGTGATTCGTCGTCGCTAGACATATTCCATAGTTTAGAGTTTAGCGCGCTAACTGGATCTTCTCTACCTAGAGTGGTTAGAGACTTCTCAATATACCAAACTCCAGTTGGTCCCTTAAATCCGTGTTCGAAAATGCGAACAAAAGGAACGTCTTCGTCGCCAGGCGCTGGTAAGAAACGAATAACAGCATAACCGTTACCAGCCTTATCAACATTCGGATACCAAAAACGGGTGTCCTTAGATTCGGTTGTCTGATTCATCTTACTTAGTTCTTGAGTAAGCTTTTCGAGACTAGCCTTACCCGAATTGGCGCGAAGCTTTGAAAAATCTACCATATGTATTCTCCGTATATTATCGTATGAATTGTATATTATTGTATAATCGTATAGGAAACATCATTGCTTCCTACACTACTTATACTACGATTTAGAAAAGAAGTCAAGAAGAATTTTCTTGTACTTTTCTTTGTCGTAGTCAACAAACCCTGTGTATTTCATTATAAGCAACCTAATCTCGTCATACACAGGATCGTCTAAACGTTTAGTCCAATAAGGACAACAATTCGTTAGATCACAAATGATCACCAACGTTTCTAACGTTATCTTATCAGACATAAACAGTTTAAGGAGTTTAGGATGAGAACCTTTAATCGCTATGTTGGAATTAAAATCTTCATCCATCGCGGAAAGATCTTTTTTGAACGTATAGCTCAGAGATTGATTAACCTTCAACCAATTGTTATACGTTTCTTCCGCTTCTTTACTAGAAACAATGTCTCTAATCCAGGTTTTAGGATTTTTCGCGAAATTAGCTAACATAAACCCGTGAGGATCTCTATGTTGTGATAGTTTCTCGAAAAAGAATTTGTCTTTCCTTTTCTCAAAGGAATCTGGCGTAACGCTGGTCTTAATATTACCATTGTATCTGTGATAACTGTAGTTGAATACGTTGAAGTGGTTGCGTAAAGATAAGTAATCGCTATACACCTCGTAAGGAGTCATCACACAGGCAATCTAGACGTTTTCTTAATGACGTTAAGGTTTTCGGCTTCGATCTCAATGTTAGAAAAAATCTTTGGATCGTTCTTAATCAGAGATGCGGCGTATTCAACTTCGTGATTTGTTTGTTCGCACCAATAAAGAACCGCATCAATGTAAGTAAGGGATTTTTCGTTACAGATAGCAACGATTTCCTTTGAAAATTGTTCAGGCGTTTTGATCATATCAATCCCAGAGGCAAGTGTAATATTTGGCGAATAGCATTCGACCCTTTTCCATACGATCTAGATGGGATTGTTTTCCTACATTATCAATCTCGTAATCGGTAAAATTATCACCAACTTTTTTATAATATTGGTCGTCCCAATCTTCATTCGAATGTTGTTCGAATGTCCAAATCATTTCGTCTAACACCCATTCCCAACGTTTAAAATGGTTATCATCAACTTCACCACAATCAATTTGTTGTTCGGATAAAGCTGGAACGCTAGTGCTCTTTAGTTCTTCAGGAACGTCGTCATCATCTATATAAGGAGAACCGTGTTTATTCTCCTTCAACTTACGTAACATAGGAACGATGATCATCGCTAAAGTGAAATCCATATTCCAAACGTCATAATCGTCGATATGAATCTTAACAACACGTTTACGCTTTGATTTGACCCATTCACAAAACTTAAGAACGCCTGGAATGTTGGCGATAATATCACCAAGATTATGAATCGCGTCGTAATCTGGATGCACATCAGAAGGATCTTCTTCGTTTAATTTGTTCTTGTCTTTCCAGAACAAAAGCTTTTCGGCGATTAGGTGAGGACCAATCCAATTCTTATACGGTCCGATATGCACTTTCATAGGTAATACCCTTAATCGATGTAAAATTGTTTGTTTAACTGATCGCCAACCATAGCCTTAGCATACACCTCATCAACAAAAGACTCGATCGATTCGTTAGTGATTTTATAGCCTTTGTCACGATATTTCAGCATAACGCCTATCCTTCAATCAGGTAGCTTGTTGTACCAATTCTTCAAAAGCTTGTTGTATACGATTTCAAATGTACAAAAACCCCAACTTACGATCGATAAGAAACTAATAATGTAGAAAAAATAGGAGATTGTAAAATCTAGGTTAACATTTGAACTATACTTTAGATTGCTAAGATAGGCAGACAAAAACCCTAAAGCAAGTAGGAAAAGAGGGGAAATAGAGTAGACTAGATTTTTGGTAACAATTGGCTTTTTCATATCGATTAATCCTTAAGATGGTGCGCCCGGCAGGATTTGAACCTGCAACCTAGCGGTTATGAGCCACCGGCTCTGCCAGTTGAGCTACAGGCGCCAATTGGTTATTTGTTGATAGCGTAGGTTTGTTTAACGTCTAAGAACGGCATTCTTGCAATATAAGCAAGAGCAAAAACCGTAACCAATACAGAATTGTATTCCGTGTTAAAGCAGAACCAAAAAGATAAGAAGGTAACGAACCAAAGCAAGATAACATCTTGAGTAAGGTTCAGTTCCCAATTCCGAAAACTTGTAGACTTATGAGCTAAAGAGGGAATTCTGGAGTTGAAGAATTGCCAACCCATTAAAGCCGAAACACCGTACAGGAAAAGATTAATCATTGTGCTCTTCAACAAATTCTTGAAGAAACCGTTTACGTTGAGCGGTCCATTCTCCCCAATTCGTAATCATACCGGTTTCTAGATCAATATCTAGGTAAAGATAATCGCCATAATGATCTTCCGGCATAAACCCAGGAACGTAACCTTCGTATCCATCAACGATTGTTTCGTTGTTTTCATCAACGATATCGCAACAAAAGCTATCGCGAACCTTCATTCCAATTTTCAGAGTTTTCAATTCGATAGGTTTTACGACTTTAACATTAACTTTCATAACAAACCCTTAGAAATGGCGGTCCTAGTAGGATTCGAACCTACAACAACCCGTTTAGAAGACGGGTACTCTTCCGTTTGAGCTATAGGACCTTATAACAGTAGTATACTAGATTTTATGGAAAGGTCAAGCTTTGATTTTAAAGACCGATGCGCTAACGCCAGGGTTGGAGATTGGCTTTTCTACGAAAGCGTAATATTCGGTACCGGCGAACGTTCGCATTCCCACAACATTACAATTCTCATACACACCCCAAGGAGCTAGAATCTTTAGACGCTTACCGACTGGAGGATCAAGAGGCTTTTGGGTTTCTAGTTCAAAGCTTTCCATATCAAATCACCTTCAACAAAATAGTGTTTTCGTTGCAACGTTGCTGTAGATCGATAACGTTCAATTCGCTAACAGCTTTATTCAATTCTCTCTTACCGTTATTCAACACAGCTTGTAAGTAGGTTTCAGTTTTCCGTCCAACCCTATAAGTCTTGCTAGCGGTTTCGTCAACGTTAACGATAGTTGTACCCTTTACGTCTAATCCAGCGCGATCAAGGGCGACCATATGTGTTAAGGTCTTATATTTAACGTTGAACGTCCAAAGCTCTTTCGAACCAAGAATCTTAATAGGGTTGACCGAAACAACCTTAAACTCTTTACATTCCTTTGTATAAGAAAGGTTCTTCAACTTCTTATCAGGAGATACAACTTTCTTTTTTCTTGGAGCGCGTTGGGCTTTACCGTTATTTATAAAGCGTTCGCAATCGCTCAAGATAGAGTTATAGAAAGCGGCTCGTTGGTTAACCTGATCTTTAGTAAGATGTTCAAACCCTTCTAACAATTGTTTATCAACCTTAGCCTTAAACACTCGACCACCGACCAACTCGTTTGCTTCGGCGGCAATAGGAGCAAAGTAAGCTACGACCTTAGAAACGTGCATAGGAGAAATCTGATGTTTGGTCAACATATCAAACATAGAGATTGACCAACCATTTTTATCGATTTCGACCTCAAACATACCAATGAAGTTGTCAATCTTATCTTCAACCTTAGATTGAATATTGACCTTGACGGTTTCTTCAGTCGGTTGTTTTGCGTATAAGAACGATTCCTTCAGTTTAGTGTTGAACCAATCTAACGATTTCTCCGGTAGTTTGGCACCACACGTATACATACGGGCGATCCAAAAGATAGTCTCCGGAATCATAGACTCAGGAACCGTCTTAATCTTCTTAAGATCAGCTTGACGACCTGTGTTCTTAAGATACGTTTCTAGGTAATCGTAGCCTTCTTGACGGGTACACATAGAGTTGTACCAGTTTAGAGCTTTACCGTATTGGCTTTCTGTTAAAAACTTGTCGCCAACATAGATCGGTTCATCTCCAAGATACTTTTGATTGATAAGGAACAATTCGCTTTTGGTTAGTTTGATTTTCTTGGTTTTGCGTTCGATCAGAGGTTGGCGACCAGCCATATTATCAATCCTTTGAAACTAGAGAGATAACTCGGTTTTCGTCAGAAAATGGTTTAGAAGCTCCCTCTTCAACAATTGCGAGACTCTTACCCTTCATCTCAAACCCTAGAGCGATCAAAAGCAATTCAAACTTATCTAGAATCGTACCGAGTTCTTCGTCAAACTGAAAAGCAGTTTCGAAACGTTCGTATTTGTCGCTTTCATACACGGGATAGTTCCGTTGAAAGCTTAGGTTCACTTCACAATTCATTGCGATTAATCCTTTACCTTGTTTAGTGTTAGATCATTAACAAAACGGCTATCCAAATTAAACTCCTCCGCAAGAGCTAGCAACATATTTTTGAAAGTAGCCTCGTCATTCCACGACATAATATCATCGTGGATATTTTGTAGTTCCATAAGGAAATTGGGATCTACGCCCTTCAAAAACAAGAGTCGGTTCGTTTCCATAAGAGACACTACGTCATTAAACTCTAAAGATTCGTCGTATTGATCGTCCGGAATCAGAGCTCCTACAGCACACTTAAGACCGGTATCTGTCCGATATCGACAAACTCCGTCAGTAATAATATTAGCTTGTTGCCCCTGAGCAAACATATGTTTAACAGAGATTTCAAAAGCTTCTTGATTATTCATCATCATTCTCCCTATTAAGGACATTTAGATCAAGATCATCGATGAAACGATGGTCCAAATCAAATCTTACAGCTAATTCGCGTAACATATTTTTGAAATAAGATTCATCAAACCAACATTCCAAATTGTCGTGGATTCGTTGCAACAGTTTAAGAAACTCAACATCCAACCCAGACAAAGCAGGAATGTCTTTGATAGTTACCAAATCTTCAACATTCGTTGATTCAAAGGATTCATCATATTGATCGTCCGGAATCAGAGCTCCTATAGCACACTTAAGACCGGTATCTGTCCGGTATAGACAGGTGTCAGCAGCTGCCGCTCGTTTTCCTTGAGCAAACATATGCTTGGTAGCGATCTCAAAAGCTTCTTGATTATTCATCATCATTCTCCTTAGGAGGCTAGAGCCGATATTAAGCGGCTTCTGCCATTTCGATGGCGGTTTCTAGAGCATCAACCTTGAGGTTCTTATTGGTACCATACCAAGCGGAAGTAAGGCGAGTGTCAACGCTACGACCGAGAAGATGATCGGTCATATAAGTGACCGTGTTAAACAATTGCCAGTAGCTACCGCGCGCGAACATTGCACCAGGTTGAGTGTCAACAATATCCAACGCCACGCGAGCCGACTTGCTCAGATCAACGCGATTCGCATCACCTGCAACAGGAAACACTCGCTTGAAGTATTCAACGACGTTTTCATTAGTATAACGCTTAGATCCAAGAAAACTAGCCATTTCCTTGTACTTTGCCAACTTTTCAGCAGCAATCCCAAGCATTAGCTTCACGTTATCGCCGTTGAATTCCTTACGGTGGCTAATCTTCACCATACGCTCGACCTTGGTATTCAAAGACAACGTAAGAGTGTTGTTACAAACAACGCGAATCGGAGTGAACCGAACGTCGGTAGAGAACCCATACTTATGGAAGTTGGTGAAATGTAGATAGCTGTCTACCTGATCGCCGCCGAAAAGAGAGAAGCTATCCTTGATACGAGCAAGAGCCCAAACAATCTGTCCACCCTTGAGCGAACCAGCCGTGCTCATCTCCATATCGCCTTCAGCGATAAAATCGTTGAAGAACTCGAACGCTTCTTGATTCTGTACAGGATTCCAGTCGTTCGAAACGACATCAAGAACCTTATCGTCAATAGACCGAACTAGAGCGGATTGACCGATGTTGACGTTTTTACCGTTAACGTTAGCATAAGCCGGAATCTTCTCCACAGTCCAATTAAGATTGGCGGCGTCAAGCATTTGTTCTGGAGTAAGATCGCCAGGGACTTGCTTACCAAGACCGTGCCAGGGCACTTCTCCTACGAACGCGCAGCAAGCTTCGCCGTTCATAAACTCGATTTCGTGAGACATATCGAACCTCTTTCCTCAATCACTTATAAAGGTATCATACCCTATAACGGAGTAGCAGTCAATTCTTTTTTTAAAACTTTTTTCAAAAATTCTTTTTGGTGTTGTTCGGACGTTTCCCATCCACGATTCCAAATTTTTTCTAATTCCAGGTTGTAGCCAACGTAAGGGTTGTCTTTAAACCCTATTACGTTGGCTCGGTAACCAGCGTTAAAAACGCTGATATCGATATCGTTCACCTCATTCATAACGTCATTACACCTTTATTATTGCAGTTATCAAAAAAATTCTTTTAATTTTTGCCAGAACCCAGGTTTCTTAGTGATAAATCCTGTTTTTGCTACCGAACTACCTTTCTTACTTTCGCGGATTTGTTCAACATATTCGTCGATCCTATCCAACATACTTTGTACTCTTTTCTCAGAACCGAGAAGCTTGAACTTACATTCTAAAACAGACGACGCCGAACTATCTTGATGTTTAAGTGTTAATACGTGAACATCAACGCCCATTTCCCTACTTTCAACGAACAAATGTTCTAAAACACTGTAAGACCAAGTATGCGGAACTGTTAATGTTATTGTATAACTGTATTCAGGGTCGATTCTAGAATAAGAATAAACGTATTCTTTTTCTTTTTTGATAATTGTTTTAGTTTTAGTCTCAGTCTTAACTTCTGTTTTAACGTTAAGAAGGTCGTTAAAAGGAGTCTTAACACACATACGACGAGCGGCTGCAAAAGCGGCTTCGGCTTCTCCGATAGGCGTATCTGGACGCAATGCCAAAGCAAGAATGCTTTTGAACTTATCGCTCATAATATGTTCCTCTAAGGTTGTAAGACGTTATCTGCAAACGCGACGGTATACAGGATTACCGTAATAATCGTAATACCAAATCTCCATAAAGCATACAGGTTGATAATAACCCGGTGGAGTTACCATACTACCTATAATAGCGCCTCCAAGAGCTCCGCCGATGAAAGGAGCTACCCAATTGGGTTGATTATGATGATGGTAATGATGCTCGTATCGTTGAGCTAACACAGGGTTGGTAGCCAACAGATACAACAAACCGAAAGCAGCAAATATCTTCTTCATTCTTCTTATTCCTTATCTTAGAGGAACCGACTGATGATATCAATCTCTCCGTTGGTCAATGGCTTCTCGTAAGGAGCTCCAACGTGAATCAGTCGATCGACGACTCGAGACAACATATTCGACTCTGCATCGTTCTTGGTTGCCTTAGCGGCGGAAGCAATCTTTTGGATCAACTGCATCTTATCCATAACCGAGTCTCCTATAGTTTTCATTTTCACATTAGTGATTATACCGGATTTAGAAAAAAAGTCAACCGGTTATTTTATTTTTTTCTGCCTCATCGATGATATCGTCGAGCCACTTGACGTACGCTTTAGCGTCGGTTGCCGCCTGCTCTTCGGTCTTACCCTGATTGATGCCGAACACCTCGGCATAGTTGTAGATAATGTCCGAAGCGATATGCAGAACCATCAACGGAACGACAACCATAGTATCCTTATCGACAGCCATATTTTTTCTCCTCAGTTAACGCAGCAGGTGATGCGCGCGGTCTTGCGCCAGTTATCGCGGTTGCGCTTACGAATATCCGCAACCTTGAGGGTAACGCGTAGAGACATTTCGCGCAACCGATCTTGGTTCTCTTCGATAAAGGAGAGAACCTCGTTTTGAGCTTCCTTAGACAGACCGTGCCCGGTAAGAATGCCCTTACGGACAACCTGACGGATACGGATCATATAATCGCGACGCGCGCGTCATATCTTCCAACACGTCGAACCGGTCGTTGAGCTTCTGCTCGATCTCTTCGTCGGTCTCGTTAGAAACCTCTTCAACAGGAACCTCGTGCACGCGAACGACATTAAGAGCCTTCTTAACGAGGCTCCCGCGCGGGCGACGGAAACCAGCCTTCGGAACACCACGGGGCATATTCAAACTCCCTTATTCATCATATTGTCAGTATGCCTGAAACCCGTATAAAAGTCAACGCGTGTAAAATCAATGACTTAGCCGACCTAAAAACCTAAGTCGTTGAAATCGTTCGTTTTTATTTTTTAGGGCGACCCAATTTTTTTAAAAAAAATTAAAAATCTAACGATATCAGTGGGTTACCGATTTTGAGCGGTTTTGAGTGGGTTAAACCCTAAGAATACCCGTTCGGCGGGATTTAGATCAATCTGAGAGGGCGAAATTTGGCTAAGTCATTGATTTTACTCGCTTTTCGGTTTTTAGGAAAATCTAATGATATCAATGACTTAGCTTTTATGGGGGATTCAAAATCGTTAAAAACGGGACGACCCTAAAAATTTTCTAAAACCGGCGATTTTTTTTATCTAAAGAAATCAAGGATTTAGCTCAAAATTCGACCTAAGTCATTGATTTATAAGGGATTGACTTTTATACGGGTTTCAGGCATAATGATAATATGATGAATGAGGTTGATATGACGGTTTTTGATTTTGGTTCTGGTCCTGTACCCGCCCACCGCCACTCTAACGGCGGCGGCTGGGTCGCCGATACGGCAACGGTCGCCGATACCGCTTACGTCGGTCCGGACGCTATGGTGTCCGGTAACGCTGAGGTGTTCGGTTACGCTGTGGTGTGCGGTAACGCTGAGGTGTTCGATAACGCTAAGGTGTTCGGTAACGCTCTGGTGTCCGGTAACGC